CTACTGAAACATTCAGTTAAAAACTACTAATCGGGAGACAAAATGAAGTTACCAATAACAATTGAATACAATAACGGCGACCAAATCACCTACACGGCGGCACCGCCTGAATGGGTGAAATGGGAAAAGCAAACGGGTCACACAATTGCCCAGGCGCAGGAAAAGATCGGAATTTCCGACCTTGTCTTTCTTGCCTATCACGCCATGAAGCGAGAAGCAGCTGGTAAGCCAGTCAAGCCAATCGAAGCATGGACGGAAACCATTTCCGAAGTGATCGTCGGTGAAGCAAACCCAAAAGCCACCCAGTCGGAAGCCTAAGTCGAATCGTCTGGGAGATAGCCCTGGCAACAGGGCTATCGCCTAGCGAATTTGAAAGTGCCGAAGACATTTTGACGATTATCGAAATTTTGGAAAGGCGAGCAAATGGCGACTGACGCGATTAGTTATGACAAAGCCGAATTGCGTGCCATTTTGCGATCGTTCAAAGCAATGGACGAAGAAGCAACCCAGCAAGCAAAAGAAGCCACCAGCGAATTGGCTGAGTACGTTCGGGGCAAGATTATTGCAACGGCTAATCAATCTACCAACCGCGTTGCGCCCAAAATCGCCCAGGGTTCAAAGGTTTCAAAGTCGTCAAAGATCGGTGAAATTTCATTTGGTTTTGCTGCCCAAAAATTAAGCGGTGGGGGTACGACTCAACAGGTTTGGGGCGGTTACGAATTCGGTTCAAATCGTTTCAAGCAATTCCCAGTTTGGTCAGGTCGTGAAGGTCGCGGGTCACGCGGTTGGTTTATCTACCCAACGCTTCGAAGCGCACAACCTGAGATCATCAAAAAATGGGAAGAATCATTCTCAAAAATAGTTAGGAAGTACGACTAATGGCTGGTAGTCGCACCCTTAAACTTTCCATTCTTGGAGACGTTGACAACCTTAACAAATCGCTCAAGACCGCTTCGGGCGACGTTGATTCATTTGGCGACAAGGTTGGCAAGGCTGGCGTTGCAATCGGTAAAGCCTTTGCCGCAGCTGCTGCCGCTGCTGGTGCCGCTGCAATTGCAATTGGTATTGAAGGCGTAAAGGCTGCAATTGCTGACGAAAAGGCACAAACACAATTGGCGTTGGCGTTGGAAAATGCCACGGGTGCAACCCAGGCGCAGATCAAAGCAACGGAAGATTCAATTCTTCAAATGTCACTGGCAACGGGTGTTGCTGACGACGAATTGCGCCCTGCGTTGGGTCGTTTGGTTAGATCGACTGGCGACATTACAAAGGCGCAAGATTTACTTTCAACCGCGCTAGACATCAGCGCAGCAACAGGCAAACCAGTCGAAGCAATTGCCAATTCACTTGCTAAGGCTTACGACGGCAACACCGCTGCCCTGGGTAAATTAGGCGTTGGCTTATCGACTGCCGAATTGAAAACCATGTCATTTGAGCAGGTTCAGGGTCGTTTGACTGAATTGTTCGGCGGGGCTGCTGCACGCAACGCTGACACATACGCGGGAAAGATCGCACGCGTTCAGGTTGCATTTGACGAAGCAAAAGAAACAGTCGGTGTTGCATTGCTTCCAATTCTTGACAAACTTTTGCAATTCATCAATCAAAACGCATTGCCAGCAATCCAGGCGTTTTCAAACGCGTTTAGCCTGACCGACGGTGAGGGATTCGGCAAGGTCATTACTGACGTTGGCAATACCCTGAAAAAGACATTCACGCCAATCATTGAAGGCGTAAAGTCAGTATTTGATAACGTCAAAACTGCGGTCATGAATAGCAAGGACGAATTCAAAGCATTCTGGGACGTGGTCAAATTCATTGCGCCGTTGGTTGGTAAGGCAATTGGCGATTCATTGAAGGTCGTTGGCGAAATTGCTGAATTGGTTATCACAATCATTGCCAAAGTATTGGGCGCGATCAAACCATTGTTGAACACTGCCATTGACGGCATTAACCTAATTATTAAAGGCTATAACGCCGTGCAGTGGGGTAAAGACATTCCAAGCATTCCAAAGATCGGCGGCGGTTCGGGTTCGACGACTACTGGTCCACTGGGTAACTTTTCAATGTCAACGGGTACAGTTTCAACGCCTAGCGTTTCGGCAGTTACAACAACCGCGGGAACAACTACAACAGGCGGTGGCACAACATCAAGCGGAATCGCAACTGCTGCAAGGGTTGCTGCGTCAGCTGCAAGCAGTGTGGTTTCAAGCAATTTCAACCCTGGTTCATTCCGCATGGCTGAAGCCGCTTCAATGGGCACAACAATCAACCTGACCGTAACTGGCGCGTTTGACCGTGAAGGTACTGCACGCACAATCGTTGAAACCTTGAACGATTCTTTCTACCGCGGCACTGGTGGCGCAGGAAATCTTCAACTAGCATGACGCAATGGTCGCCAATTTGGTTGGTTGAAATTGACGGCGTCGAATACACAGACGCGGTTTTGGCAAATTTAACGATTCGCAGCGGTCGAACAAACATTTACGAACAGGCGCAGGCGGGGTACGTCAATCTTCAATTATTGGACGTGAATCAAACTGCAATTCCAGTTTCGATCAATTCGACAATTGGCGTTTCGATCAAAGACACGTCAGGGACATTTGTTGCCATTTTCGGCGGGAACGTTGTGGACATTGGGCTGGAAGTCCGCGACGTAGGTACAACAATGTTCACGCAAACTTATTCGATCACGGCATTGGGCGCATTGGCACGTTTGCCAAAAGTGATTTACACCGACGCACTAGCACGGGATTTCGACGGCGACCAGATTTTTGAAGTTTTGCAAACGGTGTTGTTTGGGTCATGGGCTGAAGTGCCAGGGGCATTGACCTGGGCAACCTATAACCCAACAACAACATGGGCGAATGCTGAAAACACTGGGTTGGGCGAGATAGACCGCCCAGGCAATTACGATCTTTCGGCGCGGGGTGGTGGGTCAGACCCAATTGACGTTTATTCGCTGGTTTCAGCATTGGCAACGTCAGGGCTGGGCTATTTGTACGAGGACGCGCAAGGACGCATTGGGTACGCAGATTCTACGCACCGCACCAATTACCTTGCAGCAAACGGTTACGTTGACCTTGACGCAAATCACGCCCGCGCGGCTGGGCTTCGAATTCAAACCCGTGTTGGCGACGTTCGAAATGCAATAACAATCAAGTACGGCGCAAATAGCCAAAACGACGTTTCAGACAGTGACCCAGCGTCAATTGCTATTTATGGAAATCTTGCACAAATCATTACAACAACATTGCACGACGCAGCTGACGCCAACGCGCAGGCGGCGTTTTATTTGTCATTGCGTGCCCAACCACAACCAATTTTTAGCGAAATTTCATTTGACCTGACGAACCCTGAAATTGACAATTCCGATCGTGACAACCTAATCAACATTTTCATGGGTGAAGCAATTGCCCTGAACAATCTGCCGTTAAACATGGCTTCAGGTACATTCCAGGGATTCGTCGAAGGCTGGTCGTTTCAGGCTTCCTATAACCGTTTGAGCGTTACCTTGTTGTTGTCACCGTTGGCATACTCATTGCAGGCAATGCGCTGGAACGACGTTCCGATCACCGAAACGTGGGCAAGCGTGTCGCCGACTTTAGACTGGGCAAATGCCACAATAGTGGCTTAGAAAAGGAGAAACACACATGGCGAACCCAACCACGAATTACGGTTTTGTTCTTCCAACGTCGAGCGACTTGGTCACAGACCTTCCAGCCGATTTTGATGTTGCATTGCAGGGCGTTGACACACGACTGAAAGCATTGCAACCAGGCACGACGCTTGGCGATCTTGCTTATTCGTCAGCAACTGCAAACACCAGCACGCGTTTGCCTATTGGCACAACAGGTCAGGTTTTAGCAGTTTCAGGTGGCGTTCCAACATGGACAACAACTGCCGACGTTACACCTTTAACAACTAAGGGCGATTTATTTACTTTTGACACGGCTGACGCACGCTTGGGCGTTGGAACAAATGGACAAGTTTTAACTGCGGATTCGACCGCGGCAACTGGTCTAAAATGGGCTACCGCAACCGCATCAACAGGTCCAGCATTTCGTGCGTTTCGCAATACTTCAGCACAATCTTTCAGCCAAAACACTTGGACAAAAGTTCAGTTTAATTCAGAAACATTTGATACGGACA